CGGCCCTTATTGTTCTCCCGGGTCATGATCCGGGTGAACTGGGCCTGCGTCATGGGCTGTCCGGTCTCCTTGTCGAGAACGAACTGGGAGGCGTCCAGCGGCGCGGGCGCGGCAGGCTGCTGGCCGCGGGCGGCGAGGTCGGCCGGAGACGGGGCGACAGGCGCTGGCGGGGCAGCGGGGGGCTGTCCGCCGTCGTTGTAGAAGACGGCGATGCCGGGCAGGCCGGTGTATGGGTGGGCCCAGCCGGAGCCGGCCAGACGCGGGCGGTGGTGCTGCGCGGGGCGACGCATCAGTGCAAGTCCTCCCAGACTTGTTCCAGGCCCCGCGCCTAGATCCAAGTGCAGCACAGATCTCACGCCGTGTTCCCCCCGCTCGCTGCTGCCCCGGCGTCTGCTGCCGCTTGGGCGTCGTCGTCTTCTCCGGTTCCGGTGCCCGCGGCGGGCAGGATGACGGCCGGCGGGTCGGGCTGCTCGGGTGCTTCGCGTCCCAGGAAGGCGGCTGTCTCCTCGGGGTTGCCGAGGGCGTCTGCGAGGTTGCGGGCGTCTTCAAAGGAGCGGGCGTCGATCCGCTTGATCTCCTCTTCGGCGTCCTCGATGGGCCAGCCGATCTCCTGCAAGCGGCGGATCGCCGTCTCCAGGCTGATGAGTTTGGCGTTGCGGGCGGTGGCGACTTCCTCGAGGACGGCGGCCTTGTCCGTCGGGGTGTAGGCGCCGCGCATCAGCTTCGCGGGCAGGACGGGCAGGCCCACCCAGTCGGGGTGCTGGCCGGCCTGGAAGAGGCGCTGCACGAATTTGGGCAGGAGCCGGTCGGCGTGGTCGCGTGCCAGGCGCATGCCGGACATGAGGGAGTCCATCGGGCCGAAGGCGAGCTGCATCTGGTAGCCGGATTTGAACTCGGCCGGGTCTGCGGTGCCCAGCGCCACGGCGGGCAGGCGTGCGGCTGTTGAGGCCCGGTCCTTGAGGTCTTGGACGTGGTTGCGGAGCTCGGCGAGGTTCCCGCTGGTTTCCACGCTGGTGATGGAGCCGCCCTCGCCGAGGGTGAGGACCATGCCGGGTCCGGCCGTGTACTGCTGCTGGCCGTTGATGGCCTTGCCGGAGATGGCGAGGATCGGGGATCCGGTGGTGGCCGACGCGCGGGAGGAGTCGGTGTCCGAACCAGACAGCTCGTCGAAGACCTGCAACACCTTCGCCAGGGACGACTCCCCCCAGTGCTCTCCCGGTTCGGGCACGGTGTTGGGGACGTGGATGACCGGGATGAAGTCCTGGTACAGGTCCAGCTGGTCGAGGATCTCGCCCTGGCCGTTGGTCGCGAAGTGCGCCTTGTCCATGGGCAGCGTGTCGACGTCGACGGGTCCCTTGAGGTCGCCGAGTTCCCAGGTGGCGTCAGTCAGGTAGACCGTCTTGTAGGACGGTCGTTCGGACCACGGGTACAGGCGGGTGATCGCCCCTTGCGGGTCGAGGGTGTCGCCTTGGCCGAGGACTGGCTGGGGGGCCTGGTCGTCGGACGGTTCGGACAGGACGGTGGCGCGCACGGGACGACCGGTGCGGTCGACACCGTTCACGGACTGGGGGCGGATCCAGTCGAGGTGGTAGGTGATGCGGCGCAGCCGGGCGGGCAGGCGGCGGGCCTTGTCCTCGGGCAGTTCCCACGCGAAGTGGATCCGGTCGGGGAAGTCGGAGCCGTCGTCGTCCTCGCCCACGATGGGGAAGTAGAAGCCCGGGTCGAACGTCTTGATGCGGACGCGCTGCTTGTCGGCGTCCCAGTGCAGCAGGTACACGCCGTCGCCGAGGGCGACGGTTTTCCGCTCGGTCTGCAACAGGCGCATGGGCAGGAGTTCTTCGTCGGCCCACTCCCGCAGCAAGGTCTGGACGCGTTCGGCGATCTCGGCTTCGGGGGTGGACTGGTCACCGCCCGCCTGCTCGGCGCCCGGCACGGTCAGGGTCTGCTCGTCACCCAGAACGTGGGAGGTGATGGTGTCGACGAACATGCTGGGGTCGCCGAACTCGCGCCGGTCGCGGGCGTCGTCGCCGTCGATGAACGCGGACAGTTCCGCGACCTGGTTCTTGTCGTAGGCGGTCAGCAGCTTGTAGGCGGCCAGGCGGCGTTCGTCGTACGGGGGGACCCAGGTGGCGTGGGCTTCCGGGAACGCGCGCCGGTTGGGCATGCCCATCTGGTCGCTGTACAGGGGCTTGTAGTTGAACGGCGACCAGCGGTCGATGATGACCGACCTGAGGCCAGAGATGAGGCCCACCAGCATTCCTTCCCGCTGATCCAGGCCCCGCGCCTGTGATCAGAGTACGGGGGCCGGGCGTGGGGCTTCCCCCGGGCTGCTGCCGGCCGCCGGTTCGTAGGAGTGCTCGTGGCGCGCGCTGTCTGGCTGCGCGGTAGGTGTGTGCCAGCAGTCCAGGCAGACGAGTGGGTCGATCCGGTGACGCTCATGGGGGTGCCCGCACCGGCATGGCGGGGCGTCTGGCGCGGTGGGGAGCAGGAGACCGACGCCGATGGCCAGTTCCAGCAGCTCGTCCTGCTGTGCGGCGGGCAGGAGCGGGCGGACGGTGCAGTGGAGACGGCGCAGTCTTTCCGCGTAGTCGGCCAGCCGTAGGTTGTTGAGGTCGTCCATGACGGTCATGCTGCCGCGTCCTGGAGCTGTCGTTGCCCGGGCATCAGCGCCGTCCGCGCAGCCGCTGGTCTTGGTAGTGCTGGGTGCCGAGGCCTTCCTGCATGGGGTCGGCGAGCTCGGTCAGGAGGTGGACGGCTGCGTCGAGGCGGTCGGGTGAGTCCATGCCGGGGATCCAGGACACGTACTGGACCTCCAGGCCGGGGAACTCGCCGACGTGGTGGACGTGCCCGTTCTCGTAGAGCTGGGCGACCGGTTCGGCGCGCAGGCGTTTGCCGACCTTGGCGGTGACCTCGATGATGCGGGGCATCAGCAGGCCGCCGGTCAGGGACTCCCGCTGGAGTTCGGCCCAGGCCTGGCGGAGGATCTGGGCGGCCATGTCGCCGCCGAAGTTGGACTCGACGACGAACGCGTCGGCCTCGAGCTCGATGGCCAGCAGGCAGGCTTCGCGGCCCCACTCTGCTGCGCCCATCTTCTTGGACCGGTCGGCCAGCAGATACATTTCGCCCTCGGCGTCGCGGCCGCCGCCGATGAGGCCGACTTCGTCGCTGTCTTCGCGGCCACCGGCGGTGTCGATGGCGACGATGCTGCGGGTGAGGTCGACGGCCCGGAACGCTTGGGGGGTGATCCGGTTGTCGGTGATCCACGGCCACTTCCAGACGCCTCCCTCGAGGGGTCTGGGTTCTTGCTGGTAGAGGGCCCACCAGCCGCGTTCGCCGACGTCTTTCTTGAAGCGGTTGAGGTGCTTGAGGCGGAAGCGTTCGGGCCACAGCGGTTCGCCGATCTTCCGGCCGAGGGGGTCGCCTTCCTCGATGGCGACGGCGGGCAGGTTGAGGACGGTCCAGCCTTCGGCGCCGTTCTGGAGGATGCGGCCTGCCAGGTCGTTCTCGCTCCAGCGTGTCTGGATGACCACGATGGAGCCGTTGGGTTCCATGCGGGTGTTGATGACCTGCTGCCACCAATCCCACAGGTTGGCCAGCTTGACGGGACTGTCGGCCTCCTTGGCGTCTTTCAGGGGGTCGTCGACAATTGCGACATTTGCCCCCATGCCAGTCAAGGAGCCGCCGACGCCTGCGGTGACGAGCCCGCCGGGGGTGCCGTCCAGGTCGAAGCGGTTGGCGGCCATGGACCCGTAGCGCAGCTGGATGCCGATCTCGGGCCCGTGTTCCTTGATGCTGTCGCGGATCCACCTGCCGTGGCCTTCGGCGAGCTTGGCCGCATAGGAGGCGATCATGACGCGGTGGTCGGGGTGCCGTGCCAGGTACCAGAGCGGCGCCCATCGGGCCGCCCTAGCCGATTTCCCATGTCTTGGTGGCATGTTGAGCAGGACACGCATGCGTTCGCCGTTGGCGATGCGGATGAACGCCTGGTCGATCAGATCGAGGTGGCGGGCCTGCCACTCTCGGCCGCCGGTGAGCGCTGCGGCCATCGATCCGGGTGACCGGTCGATGGCCATCTGCTTCTCAGCCCACGCCAGGGCGGCCCGGGTCTCCGGGTCGGCAAGCCGGGTGATCTGCTGGCGTTGTTCGGCGGGCAGGGTCCGGTAGATGGCGACCTGTTCCTCGAGCGGGGTGGCCATCTACGCGCCGTCCTCGTCGCCGGTGTCGTCCTCTTCCTCCTCGTCGGGTGTGGAGGTGGCGGTGTTGGCGGGCCGGTCGCTGTCGAGGCGGCTGGTGGCGGCGATGAGCGCGGCGAGCTTGTCGGGGTCCGCGGTGGACAGGGCCAGGGGTCCGCCGCCGGCCCCGGTGACTTCGGTCTTGGCGGGCATGTCGTAGCCGTTCAGCTTCGCGCGGCGTTCGGCGTTGCGACGGCGGGCGTCTTCGATCCTCACGAGGCGGTCGATGGCCTGGAGGACGGGCGCGTCGTCTTCCATGGGCTGTTCGGTCTCGGGGTGGATGATGACGCGGCCGTTGTTCACGACGATGTGCTTGGCGGTCAGGACCTTCCGGGCGGCGACTTCGAGTTCCGCCAGGCGCTCGAGTTCTTCGTCGAGGCGCTCGTTTTCCATCTGCCGGTAGACGGCCACCTCGGCGGCTTCTGCCACGCGGTTCGCCTCGAGGGCGCGGGAGACGTCCTTGCGTGCGGCGTCCGGGCTCTTGTAGCCGAGTTCTCCGACGCGGTCGTCGTCGTAGCGGACGCCCTTGCGGCGCAGCTCGAGGAGTTTGGTGCGGCGGACGGTGACTTCGTCCTTTTTGAGTTTCGACCATCCCATGGCGGTGGGGCTCCCGCTCGTGTGTGTGGTTATCCAGGCCCCGCGCCTGTCAC